GTCTGCGGCTGCTTGTGCTGAAGCTGCGTCTGCTATTGCTGTTGCTATAGACGTATCTTGAACAGACACCCACGCGCTTCCACTCCAACGATAAAGCTTATTACCGTCGTCAGTGTCAACCCAAAGGTCGCCAGTGCCTTCAGCCGTTGGCGCTGAAGCTTGGTAAAACGTGGTTACTTTGCCATCTGCTTTTGCGTCTGCGTCAGCAGCATCTTGTAACGCAGTTGCAATGGCTGAATCTTGTGTTGCAACCCAAACACCTGAACGTCTAGTGTAAATTTTGTTACCGTCGTTAGTGTCAAACCAAATGTCACCTTCACTCGCAGAACTTGGGGCATCGTTTTGGTAGAAGCTGTCAATCTTACCGTCTGCGGCTGCTTGTGCTGAAGCTGCGTCTGCTATTGCTGTTGCTATAGACGTATCTTGAATAGACACCCACGCGCTTCCACTCCAACGATAAAGCTTATTACCGTCGTCAGTGTCAACCCAAAGGTCGCCAGTACCTTCAGCCGTTGGCGCTGAACTTTGGTAAAACGTCGTTACTTTACCATCTGCTTTTGCGTCTGCGTCCGCAGCGTCTTGTAACGCAGTTGCAATTGCTGAATCTTGCGTTGCAACCCAAGCACCTGAACGTCGAGTGTAAATCTTGTTACCGTCGTTCGTGTCAAACCAAATGTCACCTTCACTCGCAGAACTTGGAGGTTCGTTTTGGTAGAAGCTGTCAATCTTACCGTCTGCGGCTGCTTGTGCTGAAGCTGCGTCTGCTATTGCTGTCGCTACGTTAGTTCCCATAGTTGACGCTAAAGCTGGGACAGCGTGTGTAGTCCTTACATATGCACTTGGTAAGTGAGTACCATTAGCGTCAACGATTATGTAACGGACACGCACATCATAAGTTAATCCCCCACGAGCAAGTGAAATCGCTGCTGAACTTTCATTTTCTAAATCAGACACATTTACTGTAGTGTACTTATTTTCGCTTTGAACTGATGCGCTAACCTCAACCCGGTGAGCTTGTTCAGGAACACCTGTAAATGGAACGGTCATTATCAGTACAGCAGTACCGTCAGCTTGGCTATGGTTTGTTGTCGTTATTGTTCCTATACTAGGGGAGGTAGGAGCAAGGTTAACTGGTTCTTCGTGCCAGCTAAAGCCTAGTGGTTCGTTGCCTTTATTTGGATTCCAAGTGTAAACAGATGAGTCATACTCTCTCAGTGTGAGATTGACATTCATAGTTTGTATATTTAAAGCAACAGTTTGGACTCTAAAATATTTATTAGAGTAACTTGCAGAATCATAAGTGATAGCGACAACGTCGCCTGGTGTTAAAGCTAAAGCGCGTGAGCCAAATGTACCGCTGACTGTCAGACCACTTCTTCCTTCTCTAACAATAAACTCAGCGGTATCCTCGGCTTGGTAATAGTCGGTACAGCCGTCGATAGTAAATGTCCGATGTAGTTTTTCGTTTTGATCTTCAGCAAGATAGGCGTTGTACTCTGATGTTCCTATTTCTGGCCACGACACTTGGTCAACTTTGTAATCTTTATTTTCGTTTGTAAATTTAATTGTTGCGCGGTTCATGCGTTGTGAGCGATCACCGTCACTTATTGTCAGTCCACCTATAATGTCGTCATCTGTGATAGACAAAACTGAACTGGCGACATCAGCCATAACACATTTGTATTTTCCGTTTACATATATAAGATTACCTTTAAACACGTTAAGTATTTGTTGGATGTTATCAAGTATCTCTTTTGATCCATCAATAGCGACGTTAATTCGGTATCTTTTTTGTTTGTTTGTTGATGAATCTTGTCCGTCTCTGTATTGGGGAAAAACGAAATCAGCCTCAAGAAATACGGCTACACCGTTTATCCAAACAGTGAAACCGTCTACTTCGTTAACCAGTCGTGGCGGAATATCTACCAATACATCACAAGCGTTAGCGCACGTTATCATGGAGGCTAGATCAATGTCCGTGTGCGCCAAGCCGCGACCATACTCTGCGTTTGTTACGTAGTCTAGCAACGCTAGTACTGGATTATCTGAGTATGCCCAAGTTGCGCTATTGTTTGATCGATGGCTACCACTGCCGCCTGTAACAGTAGAGTCTAGTCTTGGATCATAAAGTAGTCGTCCTTTTACAATATATTGTGTAGAGGGTTCACCTTGGAACGCGGGCTTATCTTTATCTAAATAGAGCCGCTCCATTGCATATGCAACACCTTTTCCTAGCTTCGTAGAATCCCACTGTGCAAAGTCTGTAGCAGAATAATTTTTTAGCCTGTTGTAATAAAGTCCTGTCGTTGGACCTTTAGAAATTGCTGTACCAAAGTGTCTGTTATGCTCTTGTTTAAACCTAGCTGATAGATAACTTTCACCATCGACAAGTACTTCCGTTACATCTTCAACAGGACCGTTACACAAAGTAACTGCTCTATACAGATAACGCTTAGGTGTGTCACTGTCTTGGCTAGTTAGATCACTACCGCTTGCAGCTGATTTTACTAAGAAATTAGTAGCTGGTAATTGAACACGTTTACCTGATAGTTTTTTCCAAACAACAGTTGATCCCACAAGGGCTTTTCCGTAAACCGTATAAAGAGAGCGGTTGTTGTTGTGTCCAGATATTTGAACAGCCGCCATTTCTTCGGCTTGTTTTGCCGCAAGCTTTTCAGCTTTTTTAGCTTGCATGTAAGAGGCGGCTGACGTTGCTACCGCAATTATTGCTGCAATTATTCCCCAAACCATTTTATGTCCCCCACTTTAACGGTAATTTGTCTTGCGTTGCGAACTCAAAAATTGTGTCGCCTGAATAAACTTCTTCCTGACTTGAAGAGTTTGTAAACCTTCCGTTGACTAGCTCAAAAGTAGACCAATGGTTAGTAAGCTTTATGCTGAAGTCCGAGGTAGTTCCTGATTCGGTTAGCGACCAAATGTCAATTATTCCTGTATACATTTCAATTACAGACGTTGAATCTAGTAATTCGTAATCGTCGTCTAAAAACGCTAAATACAAAGTGGCAGGTTTACCGACATGAGCGTTGCTGTAGTATTGCGTGTATGCAGATTTATCCGCACCAGCAAAAGTAATGTTGTAACTGTTTGTTTCTATGGCTGTTGTTCTGTTTACGTTGCTCGTTTTTAGCAACAATCCGTCTGTTGCTGAATACGTCACACCGCCGTATGTAACATCTTTATGATTATCTGTTACTTGCATACCTGTACCAGGAAGATTAGCTAGGAGTGAAACCCTGTAATCTGGAGAAGCAAGAGCAGTACTAATGGACGACGGAATGGTAATCATGAAGCCTCCTTAAAACGGCGAGAGTCGGGTGTTTTCTTGTGAAATAGAACGCATCATCGCTTCAAGTTCTCCACGACGAGATGCTAAAGCAGAAACGACCATATCGGGATCGCTTATACCATTGACTTGAAGTGTTACTGACTGTGGACCGCTAGAAGATGAACCATTTTTATTCTGAGCTAAATACTCAGTTAAATCACGGTTAGCTCGACTGCTTACTACACGCTCACCACGTTCAAGCATGTACGTGCCTGTTGAGGGCAAAGAGTCCATACCGTCGTGCGCTTGACCCTTCATAATGTCTCTGATGGCCATAGCGGTTGCGGCAGTTGTAATCGCAACGCCAGGTAAGTTAGCAGGGAAGGGGGCTGAGTTCCACGCTTTCAAAATAGCAGCTTTACCTTCAATAATAGCTTCCTTCATTAAAATGCCTTTACGAATGTGGGAGTTCTTTTTTAGATTCTTGATGCCTTTATTAAGCACTTCCTCAAACGTATCGTATCGCTCAATCATACCCTTCACAGTCTGTTTGCTACTTGCGCCCATAGATTTAAAGGCGTCTTTGATTTTTGCAATAGCAGCTATCCATTTTTCGGACCACGTCATATCAGCCATCGACGTACTAGCGCCACCTTCAGCAGCGGCAACATCTGGATCGTTTTGTCCTTTAAGCGTTGCCCAAAATTTAGCTAGAGTAGGATTAGACTCCATGATTTTATTTAAAATACCATCAACACCCGCGCTAAAGCCTTCAACCATGCCGCCAAACATGCCGCCTTCTTCTGGAGTGTCTGATTTAAATAGGTCTTTAATTGACGACGTAGCTGATTCAATTATATTGGTAAAAGCGCCAGGTTTATTTGGATCAACCGTAATAGTATTTATGTTGTCTGCGGCTTTTTGTATTCTGGCTCTAAGTATTGACGAGGTCTTATCTATGGCTGCTAACTCTTTTTTAAGTTTCTGAGATTTTCCTCCGCTACTTGTTTTTTCGGCAAGACCATCTAGCCCTACCGCAGCAAAAAATTCTGCGGATCTATCTCTTAGATTTGCAAAGAAAAGTTTTGATTGTGTAATCGCTCTAGCAAAACCTATTTTCAAATAATCAAAAATAGCAGCGCCTAAATCTCCAAAACGAGCAAGACCTTTTTGCATTTTGTCTACAAACTTAAACTTTTGCTCTAAAGCCACAAACGCTACACCAAGTGCAACAACAGCCGCGACCGTTAAGGTGAAAGGGTTAAGCGCAACCATTGCCATCATTGCACCATATTTAACCATAAACGTACCGATTATTGCGCTTGCAAAATGGCCCATTACTGTCATTACGCTGACCATTGCGGGTATTAAGCTAAACGTCATAGCTACGGCGTTCGCAACAGTCATTGCAGTCCACGCTGCCATTCCTATCAAAACTCTAGTCATTAAAATAGTAGCAAAAGCAGCAGCAGCTAACGTAACCGTATGAATATTGTCACTCAGTGCTTTTATAACTAACGCTGTTTTATCTGTCACTTTGAAAACGCTGTTTACCCGGTCAACCATTTCAGTAAAGCTGTTTTTAAACAAGGTACGTGATTGAGAAATGTTAAGTCTCATATCCTTAATAGCTTCGTTAGTAAACTCTAACTGACCAGTTAGGATTGGTAATATTCTTTCAGCCGTCAAGCCGCCTTCTTGAGCAAACAGTCGTAATTCACCGACAGTTAAATTCAAACCTTCGGCTAACATTTTGGTCAACACGACGTTGTTCTCTGACACCGATCTAAATTCATCACCACGTAGTGTTCCAGATGCTAAACCCTGAGCAAACTGACGCGCCGAGTTAGCTGCCTCTGAGGCAGTTGTACCGGACATTAAGAATGAGTTACTTACAACTTGAGTAACTGCCGCTACTTCTTCTTGAGTCGCTCCCATATTTTTTGTTGATACAGAAATACGCTGGTACAGAGTACCAACAGCGTCTAGGTCAGCGCGTGACTCCCTCGCTATACGTTTGATGTCTAACATGCCTTGAGCGACTTCTTGTGAAGTTTCGTAAGTTGCGTTCATTTTGTTACGCAAATTAACCATTGTATCAGCAGCGTTAGTTAACTCAGCAAGTCCAAAACCAGTGGCAAACGTAGCTCCAAGTTGACCCAATTGACTGTTAAACATGTTGGCACTACGACGCATTGAACCGCTTAATTTCTTCATCCGCTTATCAACTTTGCCTATGTCTTTTTGAAACTGCGCTGAGTTAAGACGTAAACGTAAAGCGAGGGTTCTTAATACCGATGTAGCCATGATTTATACCTATTTAGTGTCTCTGAGTTTCCATTTAAAGATAGTGCTATAAAGCGCGTTTCGAGCGTCTGCCGCCATTCGTCTTTCATGGCCATCAAAAGCCGGACGCATAAAGGGTCTTGGCGGCTGTGCGCCAAATGGATTTGCGTCTGTTGTTCCATACTCAAGTTGTAAAGCGTATGCTGGCTTGCGGCGGCCACTTTTTTTGTATCTACCACGTCGATCAACACCAACCCTGACATCACCTTTAATGCCTCGAGGCTTCTTAGATAAATTAACGGTAGTTCGGACCGATTCCATTAAAGCACCAGTACCTTTAAAGTTTTGTGAGGTTATGTTTGATTTGACTCTATTACTTACAGGTCTAAGTGCTTTCTCTACAGCTTCCTTACCAAGCTTTGTAGCTACCTCTTCGCCCATCCGCTCTAACTCTCTATCCAGCATATCAAGACCTTTAACTTCAAATTCGTTATATAGGCCGTGACGTCTGCGTACTACTTTAAAGTCTTTTTTCATCTTGACTCCGAGCGATGCGTTTCATAATGCTCATCTGTTGTGCGTTTGTTTGTTTGCGATTACTGTGGTTTTGATACAAGTTAAAAAAGTCGGTAGCTTGGGCTGGTTTCTTACCTTTTTTGCCACCATTTACATTAACTAAAGTAGAGGCGACAACCCCAGCGCGATAGTCTGCTCTCACAGCACCCCAGGGTTCTATTGCAAAAAACGCCATCCACTCATAAAGCTCACTGACCTCAATCTGTGTTTCTAGCTGTCTAACTGTCATACCCAATTCAAGTGCTAAACGAAACTTAAATCGACGAACTGGGTCTTTTAGTTTCCCTCGGCTAGACCCAAATCCTCATCAGCCATACCACTTAGTTTTCTGACTTCTTCAAACAACCTATTAATTACAGTGGCGTTTTTCTCACCTAACGCTTTGGCTTCTGAGTTTTTAAAAATACGTTCACCGTTTTCATCGACCATACAACTAACAACTAGCCTTGCTCTCATATTAGTTAGGTCTTGGCTTACACCTAAAGTTGCTTCAAACTCATCACGCTCTGCGGCTGACAAGCCTCTTAATCTAACGGTTCCTTCCCACTCTGGGACGTCGTGTTCGACATATTTAAAATCTGCTGCGGCTAAAATTGAATCTTTATTAAGTAACATAGTTTCCTCCAAAAATTAAAAAAAAAGAGACACCCCCAGAAGGGATGCCTCAAACTACTAGAACGTGCCGTCGTCATCGATTGCAACAGCGCCATCAATCGCAATGCTAACATTTAGCGTTACTACGTCTTCAAGCGGTTGTGAAATTGCAAATGAAGTCACAAAGCCACCAAACGTACAACCAGCTTGGTTAGCGCCTTCATTCCAGACAATAGCAAAGTACAACTTAGCACCTGAATTGTAGTGCTGCTGTAACAGATCATGCTCACTTTGAGCCGAAGCATCTGGAACCCAATTAAGAGTTACATCGATACTACCGCTGTCTTTCTGACCAACAAGTTTGGATTTATAATCTGAACCATATTTGCTAACTTCAATTACGTTAGCACTTAGCTCAATATCTCCAATGTTCTGCACTTCTCCGACCAAAGTACCAGCGGCTACACTGGCAAGTCCTAGTGTGGAGGCAGAAACATAAAGGGCGGTTGATTGCCCAGTGAATGGTGTGGATATAGCACCCATTTTAATTCTCCTTTACGATAATCGTTGCATCAATAGTTGATGAATATAGGTTTAGTGTTTCTTCAAAATCATTAAAAGTTCCATACACTTTGCAGTGATGAATAATGTCGGTGTATTGGCTGTTACTTAGACCATGTAATCGATCAATTAAAGCTCGAGTAATGTTTCGCATTCCTGAATACGTGCTGGAATACACAGTTAAATCAACTGTATACCTCATAAGGGCCGAAGACCCTCCAGCTACTAATTCAGGTACGCCATCCATTATTCGATAAACTACACATGGCTTTTCAACATCTTGTGGCAAGCGTTGCGGATACACACCGTTAGTCGCTAACAAGGAGCTAATAGTGTTGTCAGCAAGTAGTAGAGTGCGAAGAGAAGTATCAATCATCTGACATCCTCCGCATAAATCACTACACGCTTACGCTTACCATCCGGGTCAGAAGAACTTATAACTTCAAGCCTTCGACCTGCTACTTCAATTTCTGCGCCTGGATTAATAAGCTCAAGAGAAGCTACATAATGAAACTGTAGTTCAAACTCTATCCGGGAAACCATTTGATCGTTTTCTTTTCGTTCTCTAAATGTTCTTTGCTTAATAGAACACTTGCGAGTAAGCGAATTAGCAGAAAACGTATGATCCAATGCACCAAAAGAATCTGGAGTAGCAGAACGCTCATAAAAGGTGGCTGTGTGTCGTAATGAACCTGATCTCATATAATCTCCTTACGCTATTCGCAAGCGATACGGAGAAAGAAGATCATCAGCACCTTTTGGAGCTTTCACCAAAGCAAGGCCAGCGTTATCAATAACGCCATCCTCTCGATACTCATACAAACTTCCAACGATTAACAAGATTGCCTGTTTAACAGAAGTCGGAACACTTGCAGTCCCATCTACAACGTAAGTCACTACAATATGCTCAGGCTCACAAGCAACATCAGTAGGCCACACTTCACCCATTGCTGGATAAAGATGCGCTCGGTCTGATGCGCCGACAAGTCGATAATTTGACGAACTTAACGTAGTAGATGCGAATGCACTTGTGTAATAAGTGACGCTAGTAATGCTGCTGACCTTGCCCATAGGCAAGTGTAATCCAAGATTTTTACGGTTCCATGAAACAGGGAAGTCGTCAAAAACGGCAGTACGTGTTTTTGTGGTAAATGACCTGTTACAGTAATTCTCACAATATTCCGTAGCTACCGAAATCATTCTTACAATCTCAACAGCTTCATCAGCATCAAGATCACTAGCCAGGCGCAGATGTAATCTTGCTTCTTGATATGTTACTGGGTCTGACATAGTGATCTCCTTCAGTTATACAGCTATTACCTGTACTTATTAAGCGTGAGTAACGCCAACTACTTTCAATGCAGAAGCATCCATGACCATTGAACCTACACGCTTACGAGTGTAGAACATAACTGAACCAGGGGTAGTGTATGGGTCGCGGAGCATAGAAACACCGACACGATCAACGATCTGGAATGCACGAGCAAAATCACCAAACATAATTGGGGCAGAGTGTGCAGCCGCATCAACGTCAGCCATATCTTCGTTAATTGTTATAGGATATCCAAACAAAGTGGTTGATCCAGCTTGGCTAATGTCACGCTGCATGTAGTAGTTGCTGTCGCCGTCTTTTAGGTTTAAAAGAGCGTTGTGCGTAGCGCGGTTCATCATCCAAGACGAGCCACCGAGGTAGCCAGTTTTTACAGAACGTACAACAGAGCGCAAAAACTCAACAGTCCCAGCGTCGTTAGCAGCTAGAGCGTTGTTGGTTCCAGAGTTCAATACTTCAAACGTACCGTTAGTGTCATTAGCAGCACCATCAGCGTTTAGAGTAAGACCATTCAAGATACCAACTGGCTTGTTAGTTCCGTTGCCAGACAAGAAGGCAGTACCTTCAGCTTCAGCAAATTGACGAGCAACTTCACCAGTTAGCCAATCTTCTACACCGAAGAACGCATCTTCTAGCATGTGCTGATAAACTTGTGGTCGTGCATAAACTTCACCAAACGTAGCGGTACGCTGTGCTAATTCTGGTGAGTTAGTAGCGGCACGAGCAGTAGTCTCACCAACCCAGCCAGATGCTGCGTCACCAATACCAACTAACTGCTTAACATCAGTAGTAGCAGCAGACGCTACTGAACACACCTGACGAAGAGGTGATACTTCTTTTTCAAGCTTAATGATTTCTTGACGCAACTCTTCTGGTAGAGCGTATCCACCTTCATCGTTTGTGCTGATGTTTAAACTTGTGCCTTTCTGGCGGAGTCCGTCCATGCCTTCTTGAAGGAAGGTCTTAAATAATGCTTTGCTTTCCATTTGGTCTGTTTCCTTTTGGGAAGTGATAATTGCTGGAGCAGAGTTTTTAGCAGTAATTTCTTCAAGGTTTGCTTTTACTTCTGCAAGTTCTTTTGAAGCTGTTTCAGCTTCCGATTTAAGTGACTCGTTCTCAGCTACGACTGACTTGTTCTGCTCGGCTAGTTCTTCAACTGCCTTTTCAACAGAATCAAGATCAACATCTTTGACTTCAGCTTGAACGTCATCTAGTACTTTCTCTGTCATTAGAGTTTCCTATTTAGTTTAAGATTGTATGTTGTTGATTGTTTCCAACAACGCTCTGAGTCGCAGTTGTCGAGCTTCGAGTTCAGCATCACGCTCACTTTTCACTTCTTCAACTAACTCGGGGGTTTCATCAGAGATTAAAGCTTTTGCTCCGGCAGCTAAGACGGTTTTAGCTTCTTTTCGAGACAGGCCAGCATCACGCAAGACTATTTCAAGTTCTCTAATGTTTAACTCGCCATCGGCATCTTTAACAGCAGAAACTGTTGCGGATTGGTTGGCGGGAATCGTTACGAGACTGACTTCATGTAACTCAATCTCTTTCAAGTTGTTGGCTTTAGTCTTAGGGTTATAATCTTCATCTTTTACCCGGTATCCAATGCTCATAGAAGCAATAGCACCTGACTTTAAAAGGGCATACGCCTCGTCAGCGTCCTGAACACCTTTAGTCAATATTCCTTCTACAGACAAGCCCTTTGAGTCTTCAGTCATAGACGTCCAACGTCCTATTGGACGTTTAAGGTCGTGATGCAAAAGCATAGCTGGCATAGTGCCGTCAGCTTTATGTAATCCTAAGCTTTTTTGAAAAGCTCCCGAATCAACAACATCACCGACTCGATCTAAGTTACCAAACGTACTTGCGTACCCAGTAAACTTTCTCTCATCGTCTTCTGTGTCATAGATTTTTACACCCTCAAGGTGAAATACTTTATTCATTGTAATCCTCGCTTATTACTTCTTCCGTTTCTTCTGATGGCTCTGGCTCTGCTGGGGACGGTGATTGCTCTTCGTCTTGGCCAAAAGTTAGGTTGTTAGAGTCAGAGACAAAGTCATCGCCACCTTCTCGAGGGTTCATGTCGAGACGACCACGAACTTCATTTGGTGACATAACTCCGATCTCAAGAAGCTTTTTGTAGGCATCTACTTCACCTGCAAAATCACCTCGAATTAGCTCACTAACGTCAAACTTAAACTCTCTAGTGCTATCACCTAAAAAGGTGTAGTTCATCCGAGACTCAAATGTCTTGAGGTAAGGGCTAATAGCTGACCGATAAAAATCCATGCTTTGTTCAGAAATGTTACTAAAAGTAGCACGAGATAAATCAGCAACCATGTGTGGGGGAACTCTAAAGATTCCACATATCTCTTCTCGAGACATACGGCGCGTTTCAATTAACTGAACATCACCTGGGGACATTGAGATTGGCTCAAATTTGACACCAGCCTCAAGCAACGCAACTTTATTTGCGTTCTGAGTGCCGGAGTGTGAGCTTGACCAAGAATCTTTAAGGTTACTGTAAGCTTCGTCACTAAGAGTGCCGTCTACCATCAAAACCCCACGCGGTGTACTGCCATTAGCAAATACATTGTTTGCGTGGTCACGAGCTTCAATAGACCCACCTAATAAGTGGCCTTGATAGCTAATTGGACTAACACCTCTAATGCCGTCCATGCTCATTGTTTTAAAATGCAGAATTTCTTCAGGCTGAAATACTTCTGATCGAGTTTCGCCTTTTTCACCTAATGCGACAGAATATTCAATCCTGTTTTGAGCGTAGACATTTACACTTACTGCATCTACTGGCAAAGGATGTATAGCAACGATACGGCCACTACTACCTGCTCTAACGATATAGCTATAACTGTTACCGCGTAAGCAAAGATTAACCATTTGCTGTTGCCAAAACTCTTGAGCAGTCTGCCAATCGTTAGGTGATCGATGCACAAGCGTGTGCATAACGTCAGACCACAGATGTGACTTTGTAGAGCGGTCTTCTGATAGCTTAAATAAGTGGCAGGGTAGAGTACTTACAGTCTCAGAGAGAATTTTTACGCAAGCATATACGGTTGAAAGACGCATTGCGGTTTCAGGGCCAACTGAGTTAAGACTAGGTGTCTCTCCGCGCATGATCATGTTCATCAACGCTGGTGAATCTAAAGAGTAAGAAGCAGACTTTGTTGCCGTCGGCTTTGTTGTAAAGGGCCAGACCATTTTCTGCTCCTGTTATAAAGTGCGAATGCCGCGAGTTTCATAGGGTGAAGGTTGTAGCCCGGAATGAACTTT